GCCTGCAGCACACTGCCGGTAAAGCTGTTTGCGGTGGCAAGCAGCACATCGGTGCCATACACGCCGCGCAGCGTGTTTGCCATCACGGAGAAGGCAGCGCTGCCGCCGTTTGCGTGGAATACGTTGGAATAGGCCTTCCCGGAGGTCAGCACGGTCTCGTTGTCGGCAGGCTCCTCATCGGCAAGGAGCTGGGCATTGAAGGCCTGATACGCCTGCTCAGCGGTAAGCTCGCCTGCGATCATTTTGGAGACCACATCCTTGGAAACGGCAAAGAAATCGTTGGAGGCGATGCGGATATACATGTGGTTTTCTTCCACCACGCTGCGGACGTCCTTCAGATACTCGGTCAGGCGCAGGGGAACGTTCTGGCTGTAGCTCAGTATGTCCTGCCCCTCCGAGACGATGCGGTTCTGCGCCTGTTCGGAGAGCATGACGTTCAGCACCTTCATGGCTTTTTCGCGGCGCGCGGTGTCCTGCTCCAGATCCCGGTTCAGGGCAACTTGGAAATAGGGGGTGGTCATGATCCACGGTTCGCCGTTCTGGCTGAAGAAGGGCAGAAAGATCGTGTCGATGCCCTCATCCTGAAACATCTTCACGCCGGCAGAGCTGCCAAAGTACATGGCAACTTCTCCGTTCCGGAACATTCCGGTCACATCGTCGTAATTCAATGCAAGATCATCTGCTGTAAGGTGGGTATCCTGAATGAACTGTTCCATCCGCTCAAACGCCCCCGGCCATACGGTGTCGTCCAGACCCACCCGCGCGGTGCTGGCGGGGTCGCTGTAGGTAGTGCGCCACTTGCGCCCCGCGGTGGTGGTAAGCTCGGCAGCGGAAAGCCCCTGCAGGGTTTCCATGCAGGTGTAGTCGTAGGTATAATCGGAGGTAAAGCCGCGGATGCCTACCTTTTCAAAAGCCTGACAGGCCGCTACAAAGCTTGCGTAATCGGTGGGCAGGGGAATATCGTACTGCTCAAAAAGGCTGCGGTTGACCACAAAGCCGTGGGCATCCGCGCACACCGGCAGCCAGTTCACGCTGCCATCCTCGTTTTTGAAGCTGTTGAGGTAGGTGTTGTACACAGCGCCCGCCTCATTGGTCATGGCAAGGTTCATCAGGCTGTCCTTCAACGGTGCCGCATCGTGCAGCGAGAACCGGCAGCAGGTGATGATATCCGGCAGACCGCCGTTTTGCTGCAAAAACTTGTAAAAATCCAGATCGTTGTTGCCGACGATGAACTCAATGTTCACGTCCGGCAGCTGGGACTGGACATAGGGGGCATAGTTTTCGTACAGGCTGGTGCTCCACAGATACACCTGAATAGTCTGAGCGTCTTCCTGCTCCTGTGTTCGTTCCGCATTTTTTTCGCTGCATCCGGTGAGCAGGGATAGCCCCATCACCAGTGCCACAAGCATGGAAAATAGGCGGCGCAATGTTTTTGTTTTCATCCGATCCTCCTCCTCACACTTCTTGGACAGCCATCGTTTTGCGGTTGGCTGCTTTTGCTTACTGATCATACATCACCGCCCGCAAGAGTGTGTGCTGTAAAACCCACCCACGGAAAGGATGCCGCAATTTTTGAGTCTTTTCTGTTTTGCGCTCTCCCTCTACCGCGAAGGGGCACAGAATGACAAAGACATAAAAATATTTTACCACTACCATGAAAAATTTTCAATAAAATTTCATATATTGAACAATAAAAGCTGTGTAGGATTACAATAGATGTGTCACAAAGTGAAAAAAGACGAATGAGTCGTTCTGTGGTACAGTTAAATTGCTACACCAAACATCACAGAAACACATCATTGACAAACCTACATTGTGAACTCAAGAAGCCTGTCCAAAAGAAAGCATAAAAATGCGTATAACGCCCTATGAAATGGTGTCACGGGGCGTTTTATTTTGTCTTGTTTTGTGGGCGATATTGCGGTTTTGCGAAAACTTGCGAGACTAAATAAAAAAATCCCACGAAATTACGATTCTAAACGTAAATTCGTAGGATTTTTGGAGCTACTGACCTGATTCGAACAGGCGACCTGCTCATTACGAGCGAGCATGGAATTTAGAATAAAACACATAAATACGATAAAAATACAAACAACGCGCGCCACTTTTGCGCCACTACAAATTAGCCGGTCTGTTTCTTGAGATAGGAGTCCAGACGATTGATCTTCTTCTTCTTGAATTTTTTGTCAAGAGAAGTGTAGATGCCGAGGGTGACGCTGATATCCTTATGACCCATTTGATCGCGGGCGGTGAGAACATCGACTCCGGCAAAGTACATCAGGGTACAAAAGGTGTGCCGCAGCTGGTGAGGTGTAAAGGGTTCAATGCGCATGGGCAGGCCGCCTGGGCGCTTTTTGCTTTCTTCGCCGTGATAGCCGTACTTTGCATTCAGATCGGCCATGTAGCTGCTCCACAGAGTTTTCCATGCCTGCTCTGTCATGCGGTGGCCCTTTACAGTATGCAGTACATACAAGCAATCGTCCTGCTGAGTTTTGAGATAGTCCACAAGGATCTTTGGAATATTAACGACCCGGACACCGGCTTCTGTTTTGGGATCCTTGATTTTTTTATCCTTGAAATTATAACCGCTGTGAACGGTGATCGTGGCTTCTTTCAAATCGACATCGGCCCAAGTGAGGGCGGTAGCTTCGCCGCGGCGGAGGCCTGAGTAAAGCAGTAGCATGGCAGCACGCTGGGCGCGGTGAGGCGTTTCGCGGATCCACTGCTGCTGTTCCTCTGTGATAGGCTCACGGTGCTCAGGATCAGCACCGGCAGGGCAGGTGGTTTTAACTATGGGATTGTATTGTACCACTTCTGGGATAGCGAGTTCATAGGCAGCCTTGGCGCTGCTGCGCAGATTGGACAGCGTGAAGTGGGACAGTGGTGGTTTGCCATTGTGCCACTGGGCCAGAGAGTTAAGAACCCGCTGAAAGTCGGCAGTGCGAAGGTCTGCTGCAGGCTGATCCAGAAGCGGACCCCAATGGTTTTTATTGTCTTCATAGCGGTCGAGACTCTTTTGCCCGATGCCTTTGGCTGTTTTGGCAGCAATCAGGTTATCGTACAGAGTAGCAAGGGTGGCTTTGGATTGGGCGGGATCCATTCCCTTGCCCAGTGCTGTGCGGTAAGCTTCGGCAGCAGCACGCGCTGCCTTTGCGGTGGAACCATAAAAGCTTTTGTATTTGGGCTTACCGGTTTCATCTTTGCCGATGCAGACACGGTAGCGGTAACGGCCATCGGAACCTTTTTTGTTTGCCATGTGTACACACCTCCTCTGAAAAAATTCTGGGTTGCAGAAGGATCATATTGGATTTACAATAGAAAAGCGGAGACGCGACGGGATTTGCAAGGCATTCCATGATAGAAACTCCTACTTTTCTTTTGGACAGACAGCAGAGCAGAGAACCCCTTGGCTGGAAACAGCTGAGGGGTTCTTTGCGTTTGTAAAAAAGGAGCGCCGGGTGGGCGCTCCTGAAGGTCAATAGCGGTTATAGATCTGCCCGCGGTTGCCAGCATCTATGATACGAACGATCAATCTGCCATTATCGACCGTGTAGATGATGCGGTAGGAACCAACACGCAGCCGCAGCAGCCCGGTGTGACCCTTCAACTGCTTGATGTCGCCGGAATCGGGCAGGGCATGAACTGCTTCCAGGATACGCCGCTGCTGTTCTTTTGGCTGCTTCTGGATGAACTTGAGAGCAGGCTTCTCGTACAGGATGGTATAGCTCATAAAGCAATACCGAGCTGTTTACAGACTTCGTCCTCCGTGAGGGTCTGGCCGCGATCCGGGTCTTTCAGATAGTTCTGGTAAAGCTGCTCACAATAAGCATCATCGGCATCTTCATCAGCGGTCAGGCCTTGCACGTATGCCAGAATGTAACCAAGCTTATAGGCAGGAACTTCATCCAGCAGCTGAACGATTTTTTCTCGGTCACTCATAAAAACACCTCCGGTTATTCTTCTGGCGCTTCATCCGCGTCAGGTGGGAAACTCTATTTGCCATGAGATCGTCTTCCTTGCGTCTATTGTATTGCAATTCACGCATGATATCAACATAACAAAAATGAAATTTACGTTAAATCGTTTGAATGGAGCAGCTTGCATAGGCTGGATAAAAATGATAAAATAAGTCAGGCTAAATCGCGGATAGCTTTCACGATGGATGTGGAGTTCCAGCCAACGATCTGAGTTGCTTTTGCTTGCAGCTCAACCGGCATATATGACTGGCCCCAGGGCATAATAGCAATGATGGGCTTGCCCATGCGCATAGCTTCGTCTACTTCGTATTTCATCCATTTATGGTAGAGCTCATACATGCCGCCGATTACAAGAACGACCTGTGCGTTTTTGATTTTGGCTGTGATGGCTTGCTCGATTTCGGCATCGGTGGCGTTGCTGGAAGATAATGCAAGCGGTTTTTCCTGTGGAGCTGAGTAGTTATAAAATGAAAACCACGGAGAATGATCCAGCATGGAAACCAGTCGATCATAGTCTTCGCCATACTTCCATGCGTGACTGATAAAAATACGATAATCATATAAAGCGGGCATTTTAAACATCCTTTCTGAACTATTGGAGGACAGTATGAAATTCCAGAAAAAAAGAGTGATCGTTGACGCATATCAGACGGACAAGGACATGTACATTGAAACGCTGGAAGGCGTTATGCATGCTTCGCCGGGAGACTGGATCATCACCGGCGTGAACGGGGAAAAATATCCCTGTAAGCCGGATATCTTTGAAAAAACTTATGAACCGGTCTCAGAGTGAGTTTTCTCTTTGGGAGAAGCGGCCTTGATATTGGAGGCTTTCCATTTGTTACCTTCAGAGGAAAGCAGATTTTCAATGTTATGGACGAAGAGCTGCTCTTTGGTTTCGTCGGTGCCATACGGATATGCGTCCATGAGATAGAGATTCTTCTCATGCTTCAGCATTTCGCAGGCAGAGCGGTATTCGACCCAGTTCTCATGATAGCGGCCAAGGCGCTCTGTGCCTTCAATAACGGTAATGATACCGCCAAGCAGACCGACAACAAAAGCGATGGCAGGGCAGCTGGCTGTATAATTGGCAAGCAGCGGAATGGCTGTAGCAACGATCAACTCAGTAAGCTGCATCCGTTTATAGGTGCGCTGGGCCTGTTGAGCCTTTTTATCGTACCAGGTGATCTGATCATCCAGGCGGTTCTTGATGTAGCTGTTGATATCGCCAGGTACGACCTCAGGTGGAGAATAAGGCTCTTCGGGAGGCTTACTCCCACAAAAAGAAACCATAATAATCCTTTCTTCCTCGGCACATTTGTGCCGGGGATTTTTTTATGATTAGCGGCGGAAATATTCAATAATTCCATAGATGGTCTCAACCATCAAGGGCAGAAGCACAAAAAAGGCAAGTTTTACTTTTTGAGAGGATTTATAGAGCAAATAGAAATCAGGATCCTTGCCAAGGTGCTCCGAAATTCCGTAGGTATAGACGATGCCGATAAATGATAGAATGACAGAAAAAGCGATAGAGCCAGCAACGGCCAATAAGGGTGAAAAAGACAAAGAATGTGCAAGCAACGGTATGATGAAAGCACTCAAAAAACCGCAGAGCAGAAGAAGCATTGGAAAAATACTACGGTCGAGGAATTGACACTTTTCGCGTTCCTGATCTAGGAGAGACTTTGTGGCGGCGAGTTCCTGCATGGCATTCTCCAAGTTGAGCGCCAAACCCATGTAACTGATGGCTTGCCGTCCTTCTTCCGCATAGACGGTCTCGGCTTTTCGGAGGTCGGAGAGACTTTTTTCATAGTCTGCACGCATGGAAGGGTCAAGTTTCTGAATGGCAGATTCGGCTTCATTGTAAGAAATACCAGTAGAAAACATGAAAATCACTCCAGTACAAACGAACCGTTTCGGCAAGTAGCGAAACGGAATTTTTTTATTTATGCTTCTTTTGTGCCCAGGCCAAGCGCAGCACATTTTTTATAGCGCCCGGTGAGCACCAGATCATCTACATAATCCACGGCCTTCTGCTGGCCTTCCTCATTGAGCTGATCGAAGGACGACAGCAGCGCGGACTGCTGGGGGGTAAGAGAACGGGATTCGGAAACGTCTAACGAAAAGCTGTCCTGGTACAAGAAATTTGGCTCTACCTGAAGAATGTCAAAAATTTTTAGAAGAACGTCCCATTTTGGACTGCTGACACCGTTTTCATAGTTTCCTATAGCGCTTTTTGTGACGCCAAGCTTTTCTGCTAGGTCCTGCTGTGTAAGACCGGACTGCTCACGGGCCTGTCTGAGACGGGTTGCGAAGGACACTTGTAACACCCCCTAAAATTGTCGTTCTATGGTCAGTATAAAGGTGCTGTCTTGAAAAGTCAAGACAAAAGTACAAGAAATTTGTACAAAGCTCTTGACGAAACAAGAAACTTGTGCTACTGTAAAAATGTCCAAGAAACTTGTACATGAAAGGAGCGTATGGAATGAGTGCAACGGACATGATTTACAAAATCATTGATGAAAAATGTTTGAAACAATCTGCGGTGGCAAGGGCAGCAGGGTATGACCCGAAGAAGTTTAACGCATTGCTACGTGGCAGGAAGCGGCTGACATCAGATGATGTTGTACCGATTTGTAAGGCACTGGGAGTTACTCCGAATGAACTTTTCGGAATTGACCACCCCGCAACCCCGGAGAAGAGCGCATGAGCCGCCGGAAGTGGTCACTGCTGATCGGGCTGATCGGATCGGTGGTGTTCAATGTGGGATGGTGGATCAGCTACCCGCCCATGGTGTTTGCCGGTGTGCTGCTGGCAGCGGCCGGGCTGGACCTGTGGATCGGGAGATGAAAGGAGAGAGAATGTGGACGAAAACAAAGAAAAAGCCCGCCTGAGGCGGGCACAGAGAGCAGCGCTTATGAATGGCGCGCAAGGAAAGATATTTACTGTAACATACCAAGATTGCCAGAAGCCAGAAGTGCTGCGAACTGATTTGAATAGTCTTCCAGCAGTTTGTAGTCCTGCCTTGAAAGCTTGCACTCTAAACACTGATAGCAGCAAGCCTGCTGCAGAGCCAGAACATCGAGGCTTGACAGCTGAAGAGTCTTGAGCCGCAGTTTGACCGGAAGGGCGCGGGCAGCATTCTTCATTTCAGAGATCAAAGAAGGGTCGTCTACAGATCCGAACCATGTATCCGGTACAGTTTCGAGCGATTGCAGCGCATGAACGAGCAATGGGATATCTTTGGTACGGATTTGAAACTGTGATGCCGTGAAAATACCTCCTTTCCTATTTTGAGATGATTGTAGCACAGGAAAGGGAGAAGTGGCAAGAGCGCATGAGACTCCTTCAGTCGGCTGCGCCGACAGCTCCCTCGGGGAGGGAGCCTTTGTCAAGGAGGAGAAGTGCACGAAAGGAGAAAAGCAATGATGGAAAAAGAATACGCCATGCAGGCACTGGCAGGGCTGAGTGAACCGTGGAGCAATGCAGCCTGCATGGGATACTGCCTGATGGCGATGCGGCAGGCGGGCGTGCCGGAGCCGATGCAGCGGAAGGTGCTGGCGTGCCTGAAAGAAAAATTTGACTTTTACAGCCTGGCGGATGCAGAGAATGCCGGGTACATAAAAGCGAAAACGGGAGAAGAATGCCGGTTTCAGACCTTCAGCCCGGATTGAGGAGGCAGACGTAATATGAGAAAAGCGCGGATCTATGATGCGCGGCAGCTGCCGGCATATCTGAGTCCGGCACAGTACGCCGAACTGATGAGCATTGACAAAAAGACGGTGCAGAAGATGTGCCGCAGCGGGCTTTTGCCTGCCGAAAAGGTGGGACCGCGGCTGTGGCGCATTGACAAGAACCGGGCACTGGAACAGGGAAAACTGAACCGGCCAAACAAAAAGCCCGCCGGTGCAGCGAACACCGACGAGCTTACAGGGTGATAGTTTTGAGCCACTATCACCAGAAGTTTAACACGAAACAGGAGGAAACACAAGTGAAACTGAAAGCAACCATCCGGGCAAGCCTGTGGTATATGGCAGCTATGGTGACGGCTATTGGCGCGCTGCTGGTATCCAGCGGCATTGAGCACAGCGCGAACGGCTGGGAAATGCTGGGCTGGGCCGCTGCGGCGCTGGTGCTGCTGGCGGGCGGCGTGGGGCCCGTGGGGGGTCGGGGGGGGCGGGGGCGA